ACACCTGCCCGGATAGCATCTACGATCTGATTATTGTTTGCAACTGCGTTCTTGTTTCCGATTCGTCCAACCATCTCTGGGCCATTTTCTCGTGCGACAAACATCTCTCCCGCATCAGGAAAGCCTCCTTTTGCATACCAGTTAAGGGAAAATGAAGGGGTCGAAAAACTTAGACCTCCTACATTGTGACTATTCCATGTTGTTGAAATATGAGGAAGTTTAATCCTTACGGAAGCAAAGCCATCTGCAAAGTTCTGAATCGCATTCTTTCCGGTTTTATACAGGTTGGGGATTGCCTTTGAGATTTTCGAAGGAAGATTTGACAAAGTGTTGTTCATTGTCTTCCAGTTATTGTCCAGACCATTTTTTAATCCAGTAATAACCTCTTTGCCGCGGGAAGTTACCTTACCTTTCACATCTCCTATCTTCTGATAAATCTCATTTTTAATCTTCGCTACATGATCCAGTAAGTTTGATTTCTTTACCGCATTCCAGCCATTCTTTATGCCGGCGATTGCATCTTTTCCTTTATCTACTAGCCATTCTTTCGCATTGCCAAGCTTTTCTTTAAATTCACCTGGGAGCTTTGCTATCCACGAAAGGACATCTTTTATTTTATCCTTAAGGCCTTTCAGAAGTCCGCTAATAATATGAGTGCCCTGCTCTGCCATAACTGTTGATGGAGAATGTATTCCAAAAGCCTTTTTGAATCCATCATTTGGCAATATTTTTTATTCCATCTTTGATTCCCTTTAGGATCCCTTTTGGAATGTTGCCGCCACACTCTTCTATTTTCTTTTTAAAATATTTTTGCGCACCCTTAACTGCATCTCCAATCAAACCGCCAAGAAGTGCTGCCAGTCCACCAAATGCCGCTCCTATCAGCTCAAATACCCTGTTTGCTATACCAGTCCAATCAATGTTCTCGAAAAATTTTTCAATGCCTTTTACAGCTTTGTCCCATTTTACATTTTCAATAGCAGTTATCGCAAAATCTAATATTCCCTTGATTCCATTCGAGAGTGTTTTTCCGGCCTTTGCCCAGTCAAACGTATCAAACAGACCATTTATTGCATCTGCAAGGGCTTTCCCAGCTTTCTTCCACTTGAAGTTCGTAACTGCCATGTATACCGCTTCCAGGGCTGTATTTAAGCCATTGCCAATGGTCTTTCCTACAAGATTCCATTTCGTTGTCTTGATAAAGGTGTTGATTGATGTAACAATGCCTCCTACAACATTTCGGACTGTTTCCTGAATCAGATCCCAGTCAAGCCCTTCCATTGCGCCGTTGATGCCGTCACCAACCGCTTTTCCAAGAGAGTCCCAGTGAAAATTCTTAGCAAAGGTATTAGCGAAGCCAAATGCTGTATTAAGTCCTTGGGAGATTGTATTTCCTGCTAACCCCCAGTCCACTGTCTCGATAAAGCCATTTAGGAAGGTAGCAATGCTTTTTGCTATCTTGTTACACGTCTTCTTGATTCTATCCCACGGAATATTCTCTAAGGCTTCATTGATTTTCTTCCCAACCATCTGGCCGATTTTCGTAAAATCTCCTTGTGCCCAGGCGTCTTTTAGCATCTTGGCCAAATCTTTGTATTTGTTCGGAATTTCAACTGTCTCGAACATGTCGTTAGGACTTAATCCACTCTTGTTTGTTGAGCTAGAATTTTTATCATCTAGTTTGTTGATCTCGTCAAAGCCCATAAGAGTTCGCTGTAAGTTTTTCGCCTTTTTTGAACTCTTATCAAGACTTGCCGCATAATCCTGGTTAACTTTCTTCGCCTTGACGAAAGTTCCCTGTCCGGCCAAGCTTGCTGTAAGCTGTCCAAACGCGTTCACTACCGTGATGATCTTCTGAATGAGAGCGTTTAATATCGGTGTTATCACTGTAAGAATCGGGGCAAATGCAGTGGCCAAAGAATTTTTAAGCTGCGTAAGTGATGACATCAATAATGAGAGGTCCGCATTTGTCTGTTTACTATACTTAGACAGGTTCTGCATTCCTTCTTTTACGCCACTTAACACTCCTTGTATAACAAAACTCGCAAACATGAATCTCGCTGTCATGCCGAGTGTGCTTAAGATTCCTCTTAATCCTCTGCCGGATTGGCCCATTCCGTTCATGGATCTTCTGGCTCGTCCTATGATGGGGATGCCGGAGGTGAATTTTCGAATCAGTGCAGCAAATGCTCCAGAAGTTCTCCTGATAACGGTTGACACAGAATTAAATACTGCCCTTAATCCTCCGACTGCTCTTTTGAGACCGCCCCATCCTTTCGAGACTAAATTTACCGCGGTCCGTAAGCCACCTAATGCTTTTGAACCAATGTAAGCGGTATTTTTAATCACTGTTCCAAGCACGGGGATATTCTTTACAGTATTACTTATAGACGAAGTAATCTCTTTCATCTTCGCTGGTATCTGTTTTAAAGAATACGATGCCGTAGTTCCTGCTGTTTCAAGTCCACTACCACTGCTTAATTTGCCGGAAGTCACACTCTGAACATCCTGTCCATTTGCAACCATTCCGCCTTGTGCTGCCCTGTACCTTTCCAGCATCGCTATAGTTTTGCTGATTTCCTGCTGATTTTTAATCCAGGTACCACTTCCTTTATCCAACCCAGCAGCAGTTAATCCCGTCATTTCCGTTTTATACTGAGCAAGTTTTTCTTTTGTAGCCTCGATTTCGGAGGATAACTTTCTTGTTGCTTCGGACGCTTGGAGCATCTTATCTTTTCCTTCAAGGCTCTCCATTTCCTCTTCCAGCTCTTGTAAATGTTTTTTTGTCTTTACGATTTCTTCATCCAGATTGAACATTTGTCCAGATGCATCAACATCCGTCATCGGAAGTCCCTGACTCATCCGCTCTTTTTTCTGATTTTCTAAAAATTTTAACTTTTGATTTTCACTCATTCTTGAATCGTAAAGATTCTGATACTTAGGAGTAAATTCTACATCTTCTCCTGTTTTTTCAAGCTGTCCTCTTTTCATGATCAGTTCTTCAATAGCTGCCTGCGCTTTTTCTGCTTTCTCTGTCAAGTCTTGATATTCACTGGATAATCCTTTATCTTCTCCTAGAACCGATAACCGTTGCTGTTCTCTTTCCAGCTTACTCAAAGCTTTTTCTGCCGCATCAATATCTGATGATAGGTTTTTGTACTCTTCTGTATGTACTTTGATGCCTGCCGCAAGCTGGGCTTGTTTTACATAATCTTTCATCGAGTCCTTTACGGATTGGGGGAGGCCACCGGATTTTATATCAGACAGTGTCTTTTTTAAAAGATTGCCTGCGGCAAGTTCTTCTTTGCCGAGTTTACTTTTAAAATTAATGCCACTCATTGCTTTTTTGATTGCATCAGAGGCTCTTTTTGCTTCCGCTTCGCTCTGACTCATCTCTCTTTTGAAAGACTTCGAGTCTCCTTCTATCGTAACTTTTAATTTTGCAAGGTCTTCGCTCACATTTCCACCCCCTTCCTTTCAAGAATAAAAGCCAAGATTATTCCTGGCTCTCAAATTGTGCGATACGTTTTCGCCAAGCGTCTTTGTATCGCTCTAATTCTTCCTGTTTTCTTCTCTCATCGTCTAGTTCTTTTTCTTTTGCAAATAATTCAGGGTAATAATCCCAAGCTTTTATTACTTGCCCGTCTTCTGAAAAAGCTGCAGCTAAGTTTTCTGTTATCGTTTCGGCCAGAATGAAATTATCCCATATCTCTCGTTTTCTTCTCTCTTTTTCTCTTTTGTAATGTGCTTCTAAACAATCAATAATCTCATTAAGAGATAAGCTCCAGAAGCGTTCCGGGCTGATGCCGGCATATAACGCTTCTGGATAAAGATACATCAGGTACTCTGTTGTGGTAGTTATTTCATCTCTTCCATGATGTCCTCCACCTGCTCTGCCGGGAAAAAACCCGAAACAACCAGTGTAGGGATAATGACTTTTGTATAAAGACTGAACTGATCTCCACCATCTTCCTCTGTCCACGTGTCATACAGTTTTTTGATTTTTGTATAACTCATGTTATGTTCCCAGTTTTCCATTGCCGCCTGAATGATTGTCAGCATAACAGAAAGGGGTGGAATTTCATCAATCATGTTTATGATGTTCTGGTGATATTTGTTTTCTACTCTTTCAACAGAGCCTGCCTGCAGTTTTAACTTGTAGTCTCTGCCTGCTACTGTCCAGTAATGAAAAGGCTTTCTCTTCTTTTCAATCTCTACTACTTTTTCTTCTGTTTCATTTACTTCATCTAATCCGCCAAGATTTTCGTTCATCTTCTACCTCCTATGCTGGATCTGTACGTTTGATTGACTGTACAGCGATAGTTGCCTCAAATTCGATTACACCGTTGACTCCACCGCCGGTACGTTTTACTGCTACCTGTCCTGTAAACTCTGTCGTCGTCTTATCCGGGAGGGTTTCCTGAAAGGTTAATACACTTCCTTTGTCTGCTGCATCACTTAAAACTCTGTATGGAGATTCTGCTTTACTGTTGTCGTACTTAAACTTGTACTTCATATCTGACAAATCTCCAATTCCCTTCTCATAGACTTTATGGGGATCTGTTAAACAGGTATTATCTACTTTTTCAATATCTTCTCCCATTTCCGGGATTTCTTTTAATCCAGGAAGATCCTTAAATGCAGATTCCGCGCCGCTGGCTTTGTAGCCTAATTTCGTTCCATTTGCTAACATATGTTCGCCTCCTAATTATTCCAATATACAAGGTCTGAATCCATATCAATGATCCCTTCATACCTCATCTGTTTATGTTTGAGTCCCGAAGGGTCAGGCACATCCATACAGGCCGTTCGTACTAAACCAAGTGTTGCGATTTCTTTGTCCACCTGCATTGCCGTCTCGGACGTACTCTTGTTATGCCAGATATCAATGCGGTATCTGACTTTTGCTTTGTCTTCTTTGTTGTCTGTGCGTTCAATAACGCTGTTGTCTTCCTCAGTGTACTGGATCACCGGGAACTGCGCCCAGTTTGCAGGATAAACGTCTGTGACGTTATCTGCTACTTTACACAGTGCAGCGTAAATCTGGTCTTTTACATTTTTCATTTATTTTCCTTTCATTTCTGCTTTAAATCCTGTTCTAAATGCACTTAAGACTTCTTTTTCGTTATCCTTTAAGGCTGGATACATAAAAGGGTAAGCAGGATTACCTGTGCACTGATAAAAACGCCCCTGTGATGTGTCAATGTAAAACCAGCGGTATTTTTCCGCTACCCTTCTATCTACCTGGCTTTCATGAATCCACCACGGGGACATCTTATAAACTGGTGAGATATCTGGAGAAATCCCGGCATGATGTTCCTGTCCCTTTTTGCCTGTACCAAACTCAATATACGGGGCATAGGCTTTATTTGTGTAACATATGCCCTGTACAGTGTCACCGTTTTGCCTTACTTCTGTGTGGATGCTCTGTCTAAGTTCTCCGGTGTCTTCATGGCAATTTAAGACTGCTGCCGACCTTACTATTTCAATCGCCTGTGCTGTTGCCTGCGTAAGGTTTGTTTGTGCAAGTTCTCTTAATTTCCTGCCGAGTTCTTCCATTCCCTCTACTGCCATAGGCTTTCCACCTCCAGCGTGAGAAAACGATATGGTTTTATCGCTACGACTTTATGGTCTGCTTTGTAGACGATCCTTGTTTTCGTGTGAAAAAGAACCGCTTTGCCACCCAAAATAAGAGCTTTGCTACCGATACATAATAGTTTCGGTTCGAAAGCTCTTTCTTTTTCTATCGCCTGATAGAGACTGATTCCATCAAGTTCTTGAATGTCAATGCCACTATCAAGAATATAGTGCAGGTGTCCATCTTCGTCTGGTTCAATTCTGTAACCTTCTGCTATGCGAAGATTCTTGATATAGTTTAAGCGACTGCCATATTGTTCCGCCTGTACTTTTCCTGACGCTGGCCAATATTCACCCCGGAACGGCACATCTAAATCGTACCGTTCTGTTACGCAGCCTTCGTTATCTTTTTCTACAATCCTCTTTCGGTGGTAATATGTATGTAGTCTATTCTCCCGAAGCCTCATAAACTTTTCCTCCCACACGAGCAAGCCGGTAACGATTTAAAATATCATAAATCTGTTTTGGTGCATCATCAAAACTATAAGACTCCCCACCCTCGCTCCGGTTCTTTTCCCCTTCGGTTCCCCGTCTGTTATAAGCAATCAGAGCAAGATCCCGCATCGGTTTTCTTAGCTGAGAAATCAAATTTTTTCTGTTTGTGTAAGAAAGAACCGTTTCTTTTGCATCCTCTAATAGAACTCCTAATAGAGATTCGTCTGTGCATCCAGTAAGAACTTTTAAGATTTCTACATCTTCCTGCACATTACTCCTCCTTTAATACATCAATAAGCTGCTGCTTATTTAAAGAACTTGTCCCTTCTAAACCTTTTGACTTTGCGAGTTCTCTCAATTCCTGTACGGTAAGTTCTTCTAAATTCTGTTTAGCTTCTGGAGTTTCTTCCTTAGATGGGGAATCCTCTGTTTCTGAATTGTCTTCTGCTGAATCAGAAGGAATTTCTTCTGTCTCTAATTCGGCATAGCCTTTGTTTTTCCACTTCTGGATATCCGCGCCTTCCGCTTCTCTTTCTACATTTTCATTAATCAATCTCATTATGATGCCTCCTTGATGCTGATATAGATAGAATCTAATTTGTTATCTAATACCCAAATATCATGGAAACGTCTGTAATCCATCTG